CATCAGAAAGAAACGCAGCATTAATAGCTGAGTTATCTTGATCATTAGCCATCATGAGAGCAGTCCAATCTCTAGATACACTAGCTGCTCTATCAATTAAGACTGCTGGCTCTGCTTTAGCTTTAGCCCGTGCCCCTAAAGACTTTACAATAGCACCTGCATCTTTTCTAATAGCTGCATTAGCTATGACCCCATCATTCGTTGTTCCTGACGTTGTGCTTTGCATGTATGCATCAATCTGTTCTTGGATTGACTCACCGTCAGTCGATTCTAGAATAGAGTCAGATATACTTTTTATTGAGCCATATGCCATATTGGGTACTTTCGTTTGTAGCTGTACTGTTAGTAAGGATATTAGTAGCATTGTTAGGATTACTTTTTAGTAGATCCACCACCTGTGAGGCCATAGAACAGAAGTTTACTAAAGAAGCCGCCTGTTGCAGCATCTTCATTTGCCTCAGTTTGCATATTGATAGACTCTCTCTGGGCGTCTGCACCCATCTGACTAAGAATAATATTGTTAGCACGATCACCAGCACTCTCTGAAGACTTCCATGCCATAGACATTAGGTCACGCTCACGCTGCCATATCTGATCTATTGTTGATGCAGTGAATGCATTAGATGCCTTAGCAGCCTCCGCATTAGCTACGTTCTGTGCTGTAGTGTCTGTTGTTGCTACGCTCTGACGCCACTGAGCATTAGCTTGAGCTATGACTAGCTGGTTGGTTGAGTTAAACTGGTCACGCTGGTTCCTCATGTCTGAGTTAAACTTAGCAATGGCATTAGTTTCAGATGCATCAAACTGAGAAATAGCATTACTTTGAGATGTATTGAACTGGTTTACTTGTGTCTTCATGTTAGCCATGAACTGCTTAGTTTGATTCTCACTAGATGCATTGAACTGCTTTGCAGCATTCTCTGCAGCCTGATCAGTAAAGATAGACTGTATGACAGACTGAGCCTTAAACATCTCTGTCTGCTGCAGGTTATTCAGGTTAGTCATGTCCATCTGCAAGAAGGTCTGAGCATTCTGTACAGCAGCCTGCTGTTGGTTAGATAAGTTCTGTGACTCTAGGCCTGAGATAGCAGCAGCCTCACCCATTAGCATAGCTTGAGTATTGGTTAGGTTTGCCATGTTAATTGTGTTGGCGTTACGGGAGTTCTCTAGTGCGACCTGTTGATCAGCAGTGAAGTTCATGTTAGCTGCGTCAGAGACACGAGATGCATTCTGTACCCTAGCTTGGAAGGCTTGATCAAACTCTTGGCCCATGAATGAAGCTCGTTGCTGAGCAGCCAGCATAGCACGTTGCTGCCTGTTTGACAGGTTAGCCATCTCAAAGCCTGCAACAGTCTGGGCATCAGAGGCTGCAATGGGTAGTGCGGCTTCCATAGCGGCCTGTACAAGGGCCTGTCCAGCCATAGATGATGCACCCAAGCCACGAGCAGCCATCTGCGCTGTAGCACTACGCATAGCGCCTGCAGCCCATGAGGGTGTAGCACCACCATCAAAGTCTGACATAAGCTCTGTAAGCTGGCCTTGTACTGTAGCCTGTGTAGAGGGCGTAGCAGTAGCAGCCTGTACCTGCTCAGTGAAAGCAGCAGCTGCAGTAGCATCAGCGGCACCAGTAATAATCTCACCAGCTTGAATGTCTCTAGTAACAGGGTTATTTAGTACAATAGCCTCACCCTTTGCTGCAACTAAGTTAGACACAGCAGTATCAGTAGGCGTCATACTGGCAGCAGTTACGGTAGAGCCATCTGATAGCGTACCTTGTGCAGCCTCAGTGCCAGCCACAGCAGTCGCAACAGCAGGCTGGGTGGTAGCAGAATCCATAGTAGCTGCAGTTATAGGCGCAGGGCCAGCCGCACTAGCAGCAGTTCCAACAGTAGCCCCAGCAGCAGTAGGGGCTGCAGTAGGTAGCAGGCCAGTACCTTGAGGTATGCTAGTCCCTACTGTATCAGGGTTAATAGAAGCTACATTTTGTGTAGTAGCTAGGGATGCAGGGTCAGTGATAGATTTATTTACCAAGTTACGCTGACCTGAGGCTATCTGTAGTCCTGCAGTCTGGCCTGCTGTAGCAGCAGCTGTTTGTAGACCTTGTAGAGTAGTGTCATAACTAGTTTTTATTTTATCTGCGCCGTAAGTTACAGCAGGCTTAGCTACACCAGCAGCAGCATTCTGCTCTAGTTGAGACTTACCTAGTGCATCAAGGCCTGTACTGTTAACGCCAGCTATAGCAGAGCTAAGAGATGTGTTGTAGTCAGCAATAGCTTTATTGTCGGCATCAACTACAGCTTCTGCTGCATCCCTAGCAGCTTCTGTATCAAAAGTTTGATTAGCAAGCTCAGGCTTAGAAGATGTAAACACGGGTGGAGGCGGGGCTACAGGTGCAGCAGCTACAGGTGGGATTGGAGCATTAGCCACGGCACCCGGTGCAGGGCTATTACTGCCTCCCCCAAATACCATAAGCCCATACGACCTTGGGTGTAGGTGACGAGTTGGCATAAAGGGATTATAATAGCTCATGTTTTAAACTCTCTTGTGTGTCTTTTGGCTGGTTCATGTAGTCTACGCCAGTTTATTTTCTCTTGCCTTTGGTAAAGATCTTTGTGATACTTGAGTATTAAAGACATTACCTGTCTTGCATTCCCATAAGGAGTTATAAATTCAATACCCCAAAGCTCTTCCCTGTTGTCTTCTACGTAGTCATCTTCTGTTATGTAGTACTGGCCTTGTAGAAAGTCTTTACCAGCTTGCTTATCTAACCAGCACCAAGTAACTAATCCTATGGGCTTGTCTTCTTGGTAGTACAGGCGTATCCTGTTATGTTTTATAGGGGCTATAAGGTATCTATATATATCTTCTACGTTGTATATCTTATGCCACTTACTCTGTCTGAATAACTCTAGCCCATCAGATAGAGCTTTATTATTATCTATTTGCATTACTGTAGTTTAACTCAAAACGGCTAAAAAGTCAAGTATTCTTTAATCAGCTAAAGGATTATCTAACGCCCTCTGCAGCTTAGCTGTAAGACGATCCTCTAAATCTTTTAGGTCTGCACCTTGTGATACACGTAGACGATCTCTCTGGTTTTCAAACCTAACTTCAGCTGCATCAATCATAGCTCTAACTTTTTCTTCTGCTTCACGCACCATGTCTTCAACACGATCTGTCTGTTGTTCAATACGTAAGATGTCATCTGACAGACCATTCTTAATAGCACGAGAATACTCTACACCTTCCTCAACCTTCTCAGCTATGCCAGACATTTTGGCATCCATAACATCCATCTGTTGTTGGTAAGCACCAAGGTCTAACCCTGCTATGCCTTCAATCTTTTGGTACAAAACAAAGCCGCCATACAAACCGCCAACAACAGTTGATATAAAAGTAAAGATTGCAAAGACTGAAGCAAAGGTAAACCTAAATCCACCTGCATTAATCTGACGGTCAGAAAGCCCATCAATATTGTCAGCAACTTTAGTCAGGTCAGCCATTAGTTTTCAAAGTCCATTTCACCGTTGCTGTCTACATTAGAATCTTGTAGTCGTTTTAGTTGGGCTAACTCTGCCCTAAGCATTTGTATTTCTAAACGGCGTTGTCTCATCTCAAGTTGGAATAGATCATCACAGTTTATCCTAGACTTTGGTTTGTCTAATGGTATAACAACACGAGCATATATACCTATGTCTTTACCTTGTGCTGCGTTACTATTAAAGTCAGTCATAACACCAGTTACGCCAAACTCTAAGTTAGTAGCTCCCCCTATAGCATTTGAGCAGTCTAGACTACCAGCCTTAAAACGATCAGACTGATAGTTTAATGGTGGACTTGGCAGTTGTAATGAAAGAGAACTACTTTCTGCGTTTACTGCTGTAGCCACAAAGAATAAAGCAACTGCTAACCTCATGGTTTATTACCATTCAACCTAGAACATATACGAGATGAAACCAAAGTTTTGACACCTGCTTGTTTTTTAACCTTAGATGTTGTACATAGATACACTGCCCGTTTTAAATCTGCTTTACGTAGGTACACATCAAAGTTATTACGCTCACTGTGTTTAACTTTTAATACTTTATACTGCGTTGAGAAGGGTACGCTATTCCAAGCTGCATCAAAAACATTAATCTGGTAGTATTTAACATCTGATCTATAATTAAATATAGACATCTCAACCTTCACTACACCAGATACATAGGATGGTTTAATCTTAGGATACGCAGGTGTCATCTCATGTGCTGAGATAGGAGCCACCCACGCCATAATTATTAAGGCTGCTCTAGTTAGCAATGCACTCAGCCTGTACTACAGCAGCATATGAACCACCGGGAAACGCTTTGCCGACACCATACGTGGCGGTGCTAGCAGTCTTAAACCAAGTGCTTCCAGCAATAGTTAGATTAAAATTAGTAGTGGAACCATACACAACTTTTGCTGCATCATATGCTGCCATACCCGCATCAGTTGTTTGAGCAACAGAGCTTACCCCTGTCCAAGCCACTGTGTCAGTCAAAGTTGGTGAGGACGAGAAAGCTGACGGGTGAGTAATCTTAGCAGTGTAATAGTTTGCTACAGCTACATCGTACCGCACGATTGGTATTACTCCACCGTCAGCAGGTAGAGTGCTTAGTTTTGTAGCTGTTGGGTTTCCGTAAATGCCACCAGTGTCTGTCTGGATTATGCACTTAGCTTCTACGCTTCCAGCAATATTAACATCTGCCAACACAGGTGTAGCGCAAAGGGAAAGAATTAGAATAGGATATTTCATATTGAACCTCATTAGTTATACTGTAATTGAACCATCTCTTCGTGCCGCAGTTGTTGGGCTAGATGATTTCTAAACGCCTTTGGATTGTCTGGTAAATTAGAATCTGCAAGAGAGTTACTGTCTTTGTAAAAACCGCCATTGATAGAAGAGTTGTAGTACATAGCTAAGTCTGTCTGTAAGTTAATCTGGTTTATTATCTCTGCTTGGCCCTGTGCTCTAAAGATTGTTAAAGCATTGGCAGAAGCTGTTAGGCCCATCTCAAGTCTAGAAACTTTCTTATCTTCTTTATCTTCAATTATACGGTTACCATCTTCGTCATATTTAAATTCTGTATCTTCATCTAATACTTCTACTACAGTACTATCTTCTAACGCATCGTATATATCTACCTCAACTACGACAGGTACTGGTTTAACATATCCTGAACACGCAGGGTTTAGCTGTGGATCGTAGCACTCATCAATTCTGTAGTTGTATATCACAACTGGATTTGTAACTTGTCCTGTACCTTCAACTTCAATAGACCCTGCACCCCAAGCAGCAGCTGGTATATTACCAAGGGAAAACGATTTTGTTATTGTATTACTAGGTAGCCCTGACCAATCATCTGTCTCTCTAAAGGTATAACCACTTCCGCTAGCGTTTAGATTACCAACGTGTACCTTCATATTATCTTCTACATTCTTAACAGTGGTGTAACGATAGATCAAACCATTTACATCTAGCCCTGTAGCCGAAGGGAATACAGAGGGCATACCCCAGCTAAGTCCATTGGCTGCAGCATTACTAGTTGCACCATAAGAGTATGGATCAGAGTAAGAATAAGATGCCAAGGATGCTAAGTACAGCACCAATGCCAACCTTTGTATCATTATCAACATTAGCTAAACCTTTTATTATACTGCCTTTTGGTGCAGGCACAGGCTTCGTAAGAGCTTCTATCTCCCATGCCCTCTTAGCTGCATCACCAATCATACCATCCTTAGGGCAAGGTGTACCAGCGTTCATCATTGCTGACCACACATTCTCATCTTGGCACATGATAGATACAGCTGCTACTTTCATGCCCATGTCATACATAGTCTTTGACTTCTTTAGTCGCAGGCAGTTCTCTTCAGTGTAAACTGTACCCATAGAGATACCAAGGATCTGTGTCTGTACTGCACCCGCAACTCCAATGGTACATAGATCACCTGTACCTGAGCTTATTTGTGGGGTGATTGCTGAAGGAGGAGGACTACGAACAGTGGTGTCCATCGTCCCACCAGAAGTTACCTTGCTAGTATTGTCAGTATATATAGTATCAGCAGCCTGTGCTGTGGTTAAACTTCCTACCAAGAGAAGTACTATAGCGGCAATTATTCGTGTCACTTTTAATTCCTTGAACTATGATTTAATGTTACTACGTTTAACGCTTCTTTTATTGCAGTAACATTAGCATCAATACGTGCTATCATTATATCATTCTCATGTATTTCATCAGCTAGCCTAGACGAATCTAAACGCATCTCTGATATATCCATACGGTTATACCTAATGTCTAACACCATTGCTGACACAGCCCATACAACAGCGGCTCCTTGTAATAATAAAGCACCTGCTATTGTTACGACTGTCCAGTTAATGTTCATGGTGAAGTAGGCCAATCACCACCGTCACCGTTTATGTCTGGGTAAACCAAGTCGGGCCAGTTCGAATGGGCTGTAATGTTACGTAATGCTGTGCGGTATGTAACCCAATCAGATGCTACAGAACCACCAGCTTCCAACGCTTTGGTAGCAACCCAATCACATGCAGCTAACCTCTTGTCCCGTTCCGCACGGTTGCGTAGCTTTGTTGCGACAACAACAGCAGCAGCTATAGCAGCTATTTCATCAGAGGTTAGTGCGACCACACGGCGAGTGTATACAGTGCCATCTGAAATATAGGGAGTAACACTTTCGCTTCTATGGGTAGCTTTGTTGAAGTCTAAAAACTCTACTGCCTTGACGCATGAGGCATTTGTAAGCCAATCATCCGTTGGCCCCCCGACAGGAAATTTAGTATTGGGGTACAGTTCTTTAGGAGTTCCTACAGAAACTAATGTAGACCCATTCATTTTTGCTATCTTCATTATACTTGTCCTTGATCTGCAAATTGTTCTGATTGTACCGTGAAGTCGCTAGTGTAACGGGCGAAGTCGCTAATGCGAAATTCATCAATGTAGCCGTCCCACCCGTGCGAAACCTGCCCTCTTGATTTATACTCACCACCTATTATAAATGAACCGTAGGTTGCAGCAAAGGCAGTAGCATCCGTAACGGTTGTGCCACTAGCTGTTCCATTAAGGTAACACTTTATGACATTACTCGTGTCACGAACTAAAGCCACATGATGCCAAGTATCTACGGAAAATTCACCGCCAGTAAAAAAGTTTGTGTACTCAGTTGCCGTGCCTACTCTATACATTCTGAGAGTATTCCCAGTTATCCCTAACTCAAGTGTATATTCACCGTGACTCCACATGAAGGCGTTGGTTGTGTCATCTGCCCATGCCCATGTTTCAATGGTAAATGGCCCTGCTAAGTCGTTTATGTTATCTAATTGTCCTAAATCGTTTGTGCCATCAAGCAAGAGTGACGTATCACCAAACTTAGCTTGACCAGTGCTGATTTGAGCATTGCCTTCTAAAATCAAATTTCGCTGCGCTGTGCTGTCTATCGCCTGACCGTCTGCCATGTTTAACAGTAGCTTGGTGTTGGTGATGGCTGTCAGTGGGGCTGCTGGCGGGGTAAACGCAGAGGTGTAAACAGCAGTGCCGTTTACTACACGAGCATCAGAAATATAACCTTTCATATTGTTATTAGCAGTATGGTCTTTCCCTATTTTCAAAG